GGTAAAAACACCAATTTCTCTGCTGAATACTATGAGGCATTAGAGCGTTTTAAGTCTCATGTAATTGAAGTGGTAGAAGCTCCGGAAGATTTTTCTACTGTGGCTTGACATTAAATGGTTTTGGATATATAATACATACTTAAACAGTTAATTAAAGGGATTGAAAATGGAAGTTTTAGGATTGCTTATATTTTTGTTTTTTCTTGTTATGTGGTAGTGTATAAGGGAGTAGATGATGAAAGTTTACATTTTTAATTCCAGTGATAATGTCAACGACGGTAAGTCCTGGGACCTGCCTATGATCACAATGGGCTTGGATGAGCAGGATCGTCCTTACGCTATCGTAAAGAATCCCTACTTCCCAGGGGAGACACTGCGGGCAACCTACGAAACTTTTTACGGTTTCAATCGGTGGGGTGTTGATCTGGATTAAAGGTTGACAATAATTACAATTACTGTTATAATCTACATTAGACAACATTAGGAATACACATGGCTACTCGCAAACATACGGATGAGCATTTTGTAAAAGCACTTAACCCGCGGGATGCTGATACAAAATATATGGGTGAAGAACCCTTCTTCCCAATTCAACCTGATACCGAATCACGATTCTCGGCTCTTGCCCGCAGTTTTACGTGGTACACCCGATTCTATAGCAAAAAAGATGCTAGGGAATTGATGGCACAATATCTAGATTACAACAAACGTACCGATCAAGCTAAAATGCTTAGGAAAGTACCTGAAAGCGAATTCATTATTACATTATGCTGGGTAGCACGTATGACAATGCGTGGCCTAGAATTGACCGAGCATGAAGAACTTACCTTGCAAAATGAAATCCAGAGGTTAGTCAAGACATTAACTGAAACTGAAACAAAAACTAGTCAGACTAGTATTGTTAAGGAAGAAGAAACAGTAGCCCGCCCCAATATTCAGGAAATTTTGAAAGAAAAAGCACGAGATGCCGCAGGTGAAATGGAAGGGATGATTGACGATTTTGTTACTAAGGGCAAAGCGGCAGAAAAGACAGTTGATATTGTTGCAAAATACAATGTCATGCCACAACATATCCCAATCATTGTTGATATCTGGAAACGCAAACAAGACGAATTTCAGAAACTTTCTGACGGTGACGAGTACCTTAAAGAAGGTTATAGTTTCTTGGGTAAGATTCAGATTCGTAATATCCTCAAATTCATTGACGGTGTTCTCAGTGATTTGAATAGCTATATCAGCATCAAGAAAGCAAGTAAGGCTCCACGCAAAAAGAAAGCAGTACCTGTAGAGAAAATTGTTTCTAAATTGAAATACTTGAAGTTGTTCAAGGATGTAGCTGCAAAGCTAGACTTGATTAGCATTCACCCTACAAAGTTGCACGGTGCAAGTGAAGCGTGGGTCTATGACACGGCAAAGCGTAAACTGCATCACTACATTGCAGATGATTACAGCAAGACCTTTACAGTTAAAGGCAGCACATTGCTAGGATTTGATTCGGCAAAGAGTGAAGTAAAAACATTACGTAAGCCGGGTGAGCAAATCAAAGAAGTTATGGGTAGTAAGCCCGCAGCACGTAAGTATTTTACAGATATTAAAGCAGTGTCCACTACACCGAATGGCAGGTTTAATGAGGCAATGCTAATTTTGAAAGCGTTTTAAAACAAGTATGAAACAAAAAATTATTAATTGGTGGGCAATTCACCAGAATAAAATTGCACATTCTATTGGAGTACTCAATATCTTAGGTGGGTTGAGTTCACTATATCAAGGATCAACTATAAACGGTTGGGTACAAATTATTTTAGGAATTAGTATCATCATTCTCACTATCATAACACTATGAACATTGATTTAAACAAATACAAAGATTTCGTAGAAGCTGTAACCAGCAAAGCAAGCAATGACTTGACTACGTTTATGGATACATGTGATCGGCTTGATGCTAATTACGAATTAGTTGACGGTGAGATGAAACATGGTCCTGATGTTAACATCCCGTTACTAATCACAGCATGTTTTGGTCTTGCCGCAGAAAGCGGTGAGTTTATTGAAGTGCCCAAAAAGATCATTTTTCAGGGAAAAGCATTGACTGACGAGAATGTCTACCATATGAAACGTGAACTAGGTGACATTATGTGGTACTGGGTAAATGCATGTCGTGCATTGAATCTTGATCCTAATGAAGTGATTGCAGAGAATGTAAGAAAGTTAGAGTCACGTTATCCCGGTGGAAAGTTTGACGCATTTCATAGCGAGAATCGCAAAGACGGCGACTTGTAATACTAGGACTAATGTGTTACCTGATAAATAGTATTATTAGGTAACACTTATGTCAACATATCCAACTGCCAGTCCTCTTTCTACCCCTTCAGGTCTAACTTTAGATGAATTAAAAGAAGGACTGTTTACCAATCTTAGATATCGTCTTGGTGACGGGATGATTGATATTGAATTGGATCCTCAACATTACGAAGCTGCGTACAATTACGCTATTAAGGTTTATCGTCAAAGGGCACAAGCTGCTACTGAAGAATCTTATATTCTAATGACTATTGAAAAGAATGTAGATACCTACACTCTTCCTGCTGAATTTATTAATGTCAGAAGTATTTTCCGTAGAACGATTGGTTTAGAAACTGGTCCATCTAGTAGTAGTTTTGATCCGTTCTCTAGTGCTATTTTAAATACCTATTTGCTTAACTATAACTATGCAGGTGGTATGGCAACATATGACTTTTATGCAGGTTATGTTGAGTTAGCAGCAAGGATGTTTGGTGGTTATGTAACATATACATTTAACCCAGTGTCCAAAGTATTGCGTATAGTACGTGATCCAAAAGGATCGGGTGAGCGGGTATTGATATGGGCTGATGTACAGAAGACAGAAGTAATATTACTACAAGATCCAGGCGCTGGTGTTTGGATTGGTGACTTTATCTTATCACAACTAAAGATTATGATTGGTGAAGCCCGCGAGAAATTCGGAACTATTGCTGGTCCGGGTGGTGGTACAACATTGAACGGTACTGCTATGAAAGCAGAAGGTAAAGCAGCAATGGAATTACTCATTGAAGATTTAAAGAAGTATGTGGATTTTTCACAACCGCTTACATGGGTTCAGGGCTAAATGAGAACTAGTGAATTTATCGTTGAATCATTTAGGGTCAGTTTAGATAAACTTGTCCCTACACGAGATTCATATGACTGGAATCAAATGGATCCAGACATAGTTGATATATTTGCTAGACGAGCAGGAACACCTGAATGGAACGATAAACAAGGTACATTATATGTAAAACCTCGTCCAGACGGAAAATATGATATTATAAATGGTCATCATCGTTATGCTGGATTAAAGCAAGCTGGAGTAAAAGACGCATTAGTTACTTTGAAAAACAATGATGTAGATAATTGACCTAAATGCTTTATATTGTCTTGCTCCTGTAATATAATAAGTATTGTTACAGGAGTTTTCTTTTATGATTATTGGCATCACGGGATTGATAGGTTCAGGCAAAGACACTATTGCAGATTATCTTACTACACATCATGGGTTCAAACGAATTAGTTTTGCTGCTAGTCTCAAAGATTCAGTAGCAGCAATCTTTGATTGGGACCGAGAATCACTAGAAGGTACAACAAAAGCCAGTAGAGCATGGCGTGAACAAAAAGACGAGTGGTGGAGTAATCGTTTAAAAATGGATATTACTCCAAGATGGATTCTACAGTACTGGGGCACAGATGTATGTCGTAACCACTTTCACAATGATATCTGGGTAGCAAGTGTAGAACACAAGCTATTAAATTCCAAAGAAGATATTGTAATTACAGACTGTAGATTTTCTAATGAAGTTGCTGCTATCAAAAATGCAGGAGGGGTAGCAATTAGAGTGCAGCGCGGCCCTAATCCCGACTGGTATGATTCTGCGATATCATATAATAGAGGTCCAAATGGGAATTCATTTTGGGCATTAAGCAAGATGAAATTAGATAATATGAAAATTCATGCTAGTGAATATAGTAGTATAGGATTAAAGTACAATTATATTATTGAAAACAACGGTACAATTGATGAGTTACATAATAAAATGTACGAGATACTCAATAGGCAATCTGAAGGTCTCCGCGCTGCCATGTAACTTCTTTTTTCTTAACCACTTCCACACAATTTAAACATATACTACGTAAATTAGTATGTTCTATATGTTCTAAGT